CCTAGAATATTTAAACTTTCAAATGGTGATGAAATCATTTGTATGGTACACGATACATTAAATGATTATTTTAAAGTTTCATTACCTTTAAAGTTAGTAAATTTAACATCGATGAATAAAAAAGGTGAATATGAAGAAAATCTTGCTCTTCGTAAATGGACAACTTTTACTGATGAAAAAACATTTGCTATACAAAAAAGTCAAGTTGTAGTTCATCATAGTGTTACTTTAGGTTTAACAAAATATTATGAGTATATAATCAAAAGATTTAAAGATTTTGATAATCATTCTAGTTTAAAAAAAGCAAATGATGAATTAGAAAGTAAAATGTCTAAAGAACCAGATATATCAGAAGAAGATAAGTTTGAAGAACTAATTGATGAATATTGTAATTATTATCCAGAATCTAAATTTAAGAATTAATTCGTTGAATTCAAGAAGATTATACCAAGTAAAAACCAATCTGTCAATGCAAAATAAATATTAAAAGGTGATTGACATATATTAAAAATATGATAGTATATCATAAAGGAAAATATAGATGGCTGCAAATGCAAAACACTATGTTAATAATAAAGAATTTTTGGAGGCAATAATAGAGTGGAAAGAAAAGGTTAAAGAGGCAGAGTCCTCTGACGAAGATATACCACCAGTATCAGATTATATTGGTGAATGCTTTTTAAAAATTGCACAACACTTATCTTACAAACCAAATTTTATTAATTATACATTTAAAGAAGAAATGATTGGTGATGGTATTGAAAACTGTTTACAATATGTAAATAATTTTAATCCTGAAAAATCAAAGAATCCATTTTCATACTTTACACAAATAATATATTATGCTTTCATTCGTAGAATTCAAAAAGAAAAAAAACAAACTCATGTAAAACATAAAATTATTGAGAAAAGTATGATGCCTACATTTGAACAGAATCCTTTAGACGAAACCAATTATGGTAATCAGTATATGGATTATTTACAAAAAAATATGTTACCACAAGATGGTCAAGAGGTTTACAAAAGTAAATCTAAAAAAAAAGAAACTAAAAAAAGTTTAGAAAACTTTTATGAAGAGGAGTAATAATATGTTTAGTTTTATAACAAATTTATTTAAACCAAAACCTAAAAAACCAAGTAAAGCCGGTTTAACCATGATGACTAAAAAAGAACTAGAAAAACTAGGTCGTAAATATGGTATTGAGTTAGATAGAAGGTTTACAAAAAGTGACCTTGTTGAAGAACTTTATGAACACTTAAATAAGAAAAAATAATGTACGAATATAAATGTGAAATCATAAGAGTTGTTGATGGTGATACAGTAGATGTTAATATTGATTTAGGCTTTAACACTTGGTTGTGGAAAGAAAGAATCAGATTAAAAGGTATAGACACACCTGAATCGAGAACAAGAGACCCAGAGGAAAAGAAAGCTGGACTATATGCAAAAGATGTAGTTGAGAATTTTTTACCAGTAGGTTCTACACAAACACTAAAAACTTTTAAAGATAAAAGTGGTAAGTATGGTAGAACACTCGGTGACTTTGTTATATTTGATGGTCAAGAAGATAGACAAAGAACTTTGGTAGAATATATGATACAACATTATATTGGTGTTGCATATGAAGGACAATCAAAAGAACTTATAAAAGAACAACAGTTAAAAAATATATCATATTTAAAAGCTGAAGGATTAATTGACTAGTGAAAATTGCTTTAATTACTGATACTCATTTCGGTGCAAGAAATGACCATGAACATTTTAATACTTATTTTCATAAATTCTATGAAGATATATTTTTCCCATATTTAAAAGAACACAATATTAAAACTTGTATTCATCTAGGTGATGTAATGGATAGAAGAAAATTTATTTCTTTTAAGATTGCAAAAGACTTTAGAGAAAAGTTTTGTGAAACTTTTGTGACAAATGGCATAGATGTCCATATGATAGTGGGTAATCATGATACATACTATAAGAACACTAATGATGTAAACTCACTTGACGAATTGATTGGAAAAAGATATCCATCAATAAAAATATATAAAGAAGCCACAACAGTTGAATTTGATGGTTTTCCTATATTTTTAATACCGTGGATTAATGCTACTAATTATAGCAAAACGATTGATGCAATGAATGAAACAAGAGCAACTCAAGCAATGGGTCATTTAGAAATCAAAGGTTTTGAAATGAATCATAATATGCGTTCTGAAACTGGAATGGATAAATCTATATTCAGTAAGTTCGAGGCCGTATTCTCTGGCCACTTTCACAAAAAATCTGACGATGGTCACATATTTTATTTAGGTACACCTTATCAAATATATTGGAATGATGATAAATGTCCAAAGGGTTTTCATATCTTTGATACTGAAACTAGAAGTATGGAAAGAATAATTAATCCTTATACAATATACAAAAAAATATATTATGATGATACAACAGGTATACCAAGTAAAGATATAGAGTCTATTAAAGATAAGTTTATTAAATTAGTTGTTGTTAACAAAAACGATTTATATAATTTTGATAGATATGTTGATTGGTTACTAACAGAATCACAAGCACACGATGTAAAAGTTATTGAAGATTTTTCTGAATTAAAAGCTGAAAACATATCAGACGAAATAGTAGAGAACACTCAAGATACTATGAGTATTTTAGAAAATTATGTAAATGATTTAGATGTTAAAAATCTCAACAAAGACAGACTAAAAGCTTTACTCAAAGGTTTGTATGTTGAGGCTAGTAATATGGAAATATAGGAGAAAAAAATGAGAAATTTTCTATTTATACTTACATTATTATTTGCAACAACTTTGTTTGCACGAGACCAAATTAAAATAGTAGGTAGTTCTACTGTCTATCCATTTGCAACAACTGTTGCAGAACGATTTGGTAAGACTAGTGGATTTAAAACACCAGTAGTTGAGTCAACTGGTTCTGGTGGTGGATTAAAATTATTTTGTGCTGGACTAGGCACACAACACCCAGATATAACAAATGCATCAAGAAGAATAAAACAAACAGAAATAGATAATTGTAAAAAGAATGGTATCAAAGATATTACAGAAGTTAAAATAGGATATGATGGTATTGCTATTGCAAACTCAAAAAAAGGTGTAAACTTTCATTTATCAACAAGAGATTTATATCTTGCACTTGCAAAAGATGTACCAGCAGATATTAATGGTAAAACTGTCAAACCTAATCCATATAAAAAATGGATAGAAATAAATCCAACATATCCAGACTTACCTATTGTAGTTTACGGCCCTCCACCAACATCTGGTACTAGAGATGCACTTAATGAACTTGGTATTGAAAGAGGTTGTAAAACTTATCCAGAAAGAAAAAAACTTAAAGAAAGTAATAAAAAATTATATAAATCTGAATGTCGTGCAATAAGAACAGATGGTGCATATATAGAAGCTGGTGAGAACGACAATCTAATAATTGAAAAATTAATAACAAACCCAGATTCTTTAGGTATATTTGGTTATTCATTTTTAGATGAGAATAGAGATAAAGTAAAGGCTGCAACAATAAATGGTGTTAGTCCAGAATTTGAATTAATTAGTAATGGTACATATCCTATTTCTAGGTCATTATGGTTATATGTAAAAGATGCACACGCAGCTGTGATTCCAGGCATTAGAGAATATGTGAAAGAATTCACATCTGATAGAGCAATAGGTGATGACGGATATTTGATAGAAAAAGGACTCATACCACTTAATGATTAAATTTAGTGAAATAAAAGATGTACACCCAAAAGGTTCTATTTGGATAGGTGAAAATCGTAATAAGAATGATAAAACTCTTTTGCATAGTCAAGCGTTATCCTTTCACGAGAATTTCCTTGATGTTGCAAAAGATGTTTTTACAGAAGATAAAAGGTTTGCAGATGTAACTGAACACGATTGGATGCAACCACTATTTGATAAACTAATGAAACTATTAGAAGATGTTGGATTAGGTAAATATTATGTCGTACAGGCGGATTTTAACAAGGCTACAGATGTGCCATCGCATTATCGTATGTTGTATGTACCTTGCTGCACACCAGATTGTATAGATTTAGATATACAAACTAGCGAGAAAGGTATATTTAAATTACCACTTAAAGAAGGTAGTTTTATCGTTATGCCTCCCAACTCTGGTATTAGAATTATTGCACCACCTGGTAAAATGTTTTTAGGTTTGATTATGGGTATTTGTAAAGATGAGGATTGACAAAACAAAAAAATATGATAGAGTAGTAATTTATGACTAAAAAATATATTCATGTAAATCAACATAAGATTCGTGCAAATAAAAAACACGGAACTAATGAACCAGTTATTACAATCAAAGAAGGTAAGAAAAATACATATTGTCATCGTGTAGAAATATTAGGTCCTTCTAAAATGTATTATGGTGGTAATGATAAACCAATTCTGCCTTGTGGTGCTAGAGTTGTTATTGAAACAGAGAGTGATATAAAGATTGATACACTTTGAGAAAGTAAGATGGAAAAACTTTCTATCTACTGGTAATTATTTTTTAGAAGTTCAATTAGATAGAAATCCAACAACATTAATAGTAGGTGAGAATGGTTCTGGTAAATCAACAGTTCTTGATGCATTATGTTTTGTTTTATTCAATAGACCTTTCAGACAAATTAATAAATCACAACTTGTTAACTCAATCAATATGGGTAGTGCTATTGTTGAAATAGAATTTACTATACAAAAAAATAAGTTTAAAATTATTCGTGGTATGAAACCTACGGTCTTTGAAATTTACTGTAATGGTAAAATGTTAAATCAAGATGCAAATAGTGTTGATTATCAAAAGATACTAGAGCAACAAATACTTAAATTAAATTATCGTTCATTTACACAGGTTGTAATATTAGGTTCTTCAACCTTTGTACCATTTATGCAATTAAGAAGTAAAGATAGAAGAGAAGTTGTTGAAGAAATACTTGATATAAAGATATTTTCTTTAATGAATTTTTTATTGAAACATAAAAATAAAGAGGTTGGTGAAGAATTAAACACTCTAGAGTATGAATTAAAACTTACTAAAGAGAAGATAACAATGCAAGAGCAATATATACAATCTCTCAAAAAAAATAAAGATAAAATTATAGAAGAGAAAGAACACTTAATATTTGATAGTAATAGAGTTTTATTAGATGAACAAGAAAAATCAGATAAAATATCGAATGAAATAGAATCAGCACAACCAGAGTTAGATAAAAAAGATAAGTTATTAAACACAATTAGAGAGTTTCATAAAATGGAAGCACAGCTTTCAAATAGAATAAATGAAAACGAAAGACAAAGAAAGTTCTTTTCTGAAAATGACGAATGTCCAACTTGTACACAAACAATAGATGAAGAATTAAAACAAGTGAAAATAAAAGAAAAGACTAATAGAATAGCTGAACTAAAACAAGGTATATTAAAATTAGAAGATGAACTGAAAGCAAAAGAAACAGAGAAAAGTAAATTAAATGAATTTGCAAAAGAGATTAGAAAAAAAGAAGTTGAGATTGCAAAGATATCAGTATCTATGTCTGGATTAAAAAGATTGATAGAAAAAGAAAAAAAACAAATAGAAAAATATAAGAATGGTCAAGTATCTGAAGAAGACAAAGTTAAATTAACAAGACTTTCTGAAAGATTTAAAATACAAGAAGAACAGATATCTAAATTACGAGAAGATAAGTTTTATGTAGATGTTGCAAGAAATCTATTAATGGACACTGGTATTAAAACAAAGATAATCAACAAGTATCTACCAATCATGAATAAATTAATCAATGGGTACTTGACAAGTATGGATTTTTATGTTAACTTTACACTAGATAATAGTTTTAATGAAACTATCAAGTCCAGACACAGAGATGAATTTAGTTATTCATCTTTTAGTGAAGGTGAAAAAATGAGAATAGATTTAGCACTACTCTTTACTTGGAGAGCAGTTGCAAAGATGAAAAACTCTACTAACACTAATTTGTTGATACTTGATGAAATATTTGATAGTAGTTTAGATACAACTGGCACTGATGATTTCTTAAAAATATTAAACACTTTTGCTGACCAAAATGTATTTGTTATAAGTCACAAAGGCGATACAATGTTTGATAAGTTTAGAAGTGTAATAAAATTTGAAAAACAAAGAAACTTTAGTAAATTATTATGATAAAAAAATTGAGTATATTATGTTTATTACCTACAATGGTATATGCACAAGATTATGTGGCCTATCACCCATGTGATTTTAAAAACCAAACAATATCAACATATCAAGGAACGATTGAATCTTTAAAGATAGAAAAGAAAGAAGTCTTTCCATATTACGGTGAAACAAAAAAATGTAAAGTTTTGATTCAAGGTAAGATACAAGGTATTTGGTATTTCACCTCTGAAGACTATATCTTCAATTCTGATATGTCTGAAAATGAGGCTTGTGATAGAGCTATTGATAATGCAAAGGATAAACTCACAGCAGAGTATATTCCTGAATCAATAGAAACTAAAAAAAATCTAGATTGCACCTTGACAAAACCTAAAGTTGAGTGTAGTATAGAAACTATAAATGTTGTAATGCCAGATTTGGGATTACAAGAAGTTAAACTTAAACAATGTAATAGGTGATATATGAATAAAACTAAAGGCATTATAACTAATGTTTTAATTTTATGTGGAGTTGCTGCTCTACTTATATTTACACAGTCTTGTGGTACTGTTTCTGGATTCGGTCAAGATATAAAAGATGTATCTGATTGGTCAAAAGATAAACTACAAAATTCTGATGAAGAGGAGGTGAAAGACAATGGTTTCGAAGTTAAAGACATTGAGTAGTTTTGCTCTCATCGGATTACTTGGTTCATGTGCAACTCAAGTAGATGAACCTACTCCCATCGTATTAAGTCCTGAAATAGAATATCAAACTAAAAAGGTTGAATCTCAATCAAGTATTATTCCAGATTGGTTTAAACAATTACCTGAACAAGAAGATATGATTTATTCTTCAGGTACTGCTACTGCACCTGATTTACAATTATCAGTAGATATTGCTGTAATGAATGCTAAATCAGTTCTGGCAGATAGAATCAATGGTAAACTTGATAGTATGACAAAACAGTTTGTAGCTAAAATGGGTACTGATGATGCTGATACTTCAGTATTAGAAGAAATAGAAAAAGTATCTAAAAATGTAGTTGCATCTGTTGATGTTGCAGGCTATAAAGTAAAAGAGATGGAAGTATATCCATCTGGTCCACAATTTAGAACATTTGTTTTACTAGAATATTCTGATAAAGAAGCTAGTAAAATCATTATGAATAGAATGAAAAAAGATAGATTAGTATATTCTAAACTTCGTTCTACAAATGCTTTTAAAGAATTAGAGAATAGTGTAAATGAGTCAAAGGCTCAAGATGAAGCACAATCTTTATCTAATATCGAAAGAGAACTAGATGATTTAGCAGATACATTTAATAGTCAAGTTCAAAATAGATATATTGACACAGTACCTTCTTATGGTCCTGATGAAAATAGATGGATAACAGAATGAAGATAAAATGGATTATCTTTGGTTTCATCATTACTTGGTTATTCTTTTCTTATAAAGAAGCTATGTCTGATGATTGGTCTAGAAAAAGTGTAGGACAAGGTGTTGGTGGTTTCTTGGGTGTATTATCCACACAACTAATGGAAATCAACAACCCTTACGCTTTAGCAACAGGTGGTCTTTTAGGTATGTTTATCGGTGGTGAAGTCGGTGAACATATGGATAATACCAGAGACCTTCACAAAATAGAATCGAATCGTTGTAAAGAATTTATTACAGGTGATAATCGTAAAGGTATGGCTTGTAGAGAAAACGGCGAATGGGTTGTTGTTAAAATGGAGAATTAATTATGTGGATTGCTGTAGCTGTCGTGGGGTATTTTTTACTCCCATATATAGTAGGAAATTAGAAAAAGGGACTTCGGTCCCTTTTTTTTTAGTTAATTCCCATTCCTATACTCATAACAACAGTAAAAATTGACATTGCAATTGTAAATAAATTCATATTAACTCCTATGGCTTGGATTATATCATTATATAGTTTACTTTATACGATTGTATAATGTATATTCATAAATAAAATACCAAATAAATTGCACAGCACCCTTGACAATGTTATGAAAGCATAGTAATATAAAGACATAATTTCAGAAAGAAAGGACAAAAAAATGTATAATGAAATTTGGAAAAAAGATAAAATTAAGATGAAAAATCTTATTAACAATTATAA